TGCGAACCCACGAAGTGAGCATTATCAATGACTTATGCGCGGTCAGCGGAATGGGCCGTAATTACCTACTACCTATAGTGTACTCACCCACATCTCGACATCGGTCAGGCGCATAAATGGCAGCAGCATTCTCCGCTCGTCAACGCAAAGACCCACGCTTCTGGCGCGCACCGATTCAGGACTGGGAACTCGGCAAGACCAACTCCACATCTGATGCTACCGCGCAAGAGTTAATCCGTGAGTTTCAAGCTTTAGAGGGAATCCGTTATAACTGGGAACCGTACTGGGCTGATATCGCGCGCCGCGTCCTACCCCACCAGAACGTCTTTCAGCGTAGCGTGCTAGGCGTTCCGCAAGCCGAGCGCAGAACCGAGTACATCTTTGAGAGCACGGCGCCGCAAGCCCTCGAGAATTGCGCTGCCTTATTCGAATCGATGCTGTTTCCGCGCACACAGCGCTGGCACACCCTGGCGCCGGTCGATCCCGACTTAAAGGATGACCGCGAGGTGCGGACCTACCTAGAAGACCTTAACGACATCCTGTTCGCCGCGCGCTACTCGCCTAAGGCGAACTTCGCCAGCCAGGCGCACGAGAATATGCTCGGTCTAATCGCGTTCGGGACAGGCTCCATGTTCATCGACGAGGCGTTGGGCGAGAACCTGCGCTATCGCGCGATCCCTCTACAGGACTTGTACTTCGCCGAGAACCACGTCGGCATAATCGACCGCGTGTTCCGTAAGTTCCCGTTCAGTGCAGCACAAGCAGCCGATATGTGGGGCACCGACGCTCTGCCGGACGGCGTTAAGGCGGCACTCGCTAATCCCGCCCAGATGCACCGTGACTTCGAATGGCTACACGTCGTGCGCCCACGCAAGAATCCCGCCTACGGCCGGACCGACGTTCAGGGAATGGCCTACGAATCATTCTATGTCTCAATGAACCCGATCAAGCTAGTCTGCGAATCGGGATACCGGGTGATGCCTTATGCCACGTCGCGTTTCATGGTGGGTCCACGTGAGGTCTACGGACGGGGGCCTGCGTTTGTTTCTCTCTCGGATATCAAGATGCTCAACGAGATGTCGAGGACGGATATCAATGCCGCTCAACTCCTCGCTAACCCTCCCGTCCTTTTACCCGAAGTCGGCCAAGCTTTCTCGTTGCGCCCGGGCGCTCTGAACTACGGGATGGTCAGTGATGACGGCAAGCAACTCGCCTATCCCTTCGTCTCCGGCGCCAAGGTAGACATCGCCGAAGAGAAAATGGACGTGCGCCGCAAAAGCATTAAGGCGGCCTTCCACGGGAATATGTTCGAGATGCTACTTGAGCACCCAGACATGACTGCGACGCAGGCTTTGCTACTAGCGCAAGAACGTGGGATTCTGCTAACGCCCGGAATGGGTCGACAGCAATCCGAGTTCCTGGGCAACTGCATTAATCGTGAACTCGACGTGCTAGCCCACGCCGGCCAGCTCGATTCACTGGGTCCGATGCCCGATAAGCTCAGGCAGCGTGGCGGCATAATCAAGATTGAGTACTCTTCCCCGCTTAACCGGCTTCAACGAGCCCAGGACGGGGTAGGGATTCTCCAGACCTTCCAGCAGCTAGCGCCGTATGCGGAAGCAGGACATCCTGAGGTCTACGACATCTTTGACCCGGAGAAGACAGCACGTGAACTTGCCGAGATCAATGGCGTACCAGCCAAGTTACTTTATTCGCCCGAGCAGATGGCGGAATTGCAGGCGAACAAGCAGCAGGCGCAAAATGCGCAGATGATGGTTCAGGCTGCTCCGCAGGCAGCCGCTGCAGCCAAGGACCTAGCGCAGGCACATTCGACGGTGCTCAACTCGCCGCAACCGCAGCCGGGCGTAGGAGAATAATGGATCCAGCCGAAATGGCCCGAGCCACCCAAGGCGCGATGGATGCGGTCAAGGACGAGTATCCACAGCACGGCATCATCGTGATTATCACGGACGTGACGGGGCAGTTCTCGATGTCGACGAATCTAGGAAAGATTAGCGCCGCTGACCTGCTGATACACGCGAGCAATCATCTGCGCGACCAGTGCAAGTGCTGACATCGTGAGCTGGTACTGGCACAATAAGCAACTAGACCGAATCGAAGATAAGTTAGATCAACTCCTCAAGGGACAGGTGAAAGAAATGGCGGCAATCGACGACCTCATGACGGCAATAGTTAGCTTGACTACAGCGATTACGGCGGAGACGGCAGACATCGATGCGGCGCTCGCGCTAATCGTCACCCCTGGGGCGACCCCGGCTCAGATCAAAGAGGCGACGGATGCTATCTCGGCCGCGACAGCAAATATCGCAGCCGAAACCGCAAAGATTAAACTGGCGGTGCCTGGCGCTCCGTAAACTCTATGATCGTCCAGACTCAATGCGCGATTAAGGGTTGCGACAAGATGGCCCGCGTCGAGGCGGATTATTACCATCCCGACCGGCGCTTCTCGCTTTGTCGGGACTGCTATAGCGCCGTGATCCTCGACACGATGATTCGGATCGAGCAGGATGGCGGCTTGCCCGCGAAGACGGCTTTCGCTTTCGCCTCGGTATTCAACGGCTGGCTGCGCAAACGTAAAGACGCGATGCTATCGCATAAGTCGGGCGTGGTGACGTCCATCAAGCGGCTCGATATGCCGACGATCATCGGAGGGAACTGAGATGCCGCTCACGGGGAAGGCCGCTTCTGTGATGAGTAAATTCGTGGCCAGATATAAGAAGCGCGGAAAGTCAGTGTTCTACGCAACGGTGAATTCTAATCCCAAGTTTGCCAAGGCCATGGGCGAATCAAGCGTGTATGACCGGGGCCATCCGAAATGATTCCCATAACAACAGCGGTTGTCATGTGCGCGATCTGCTTTATCGGGGGAACTGTCGGCGGAGTATTTCTCCTGTACTGGTGGGTAGATGGCTAAAGGCGTCAAGCTGATTCACGCCGAGCCGGACGCAGATGATCGCGGTAGTCTGATGAGCCGTGTCAAAAACGCGGATAATGACGCCGACGACAAAAAGATGTTTCGCAAATTCGTCAAGGCCATAAAAACACGCAAACGGTTACCGGTTCCTTCATTGGCCGCCGCGATTAGCGCTGGCAGGGCTGTAGCGAAATGAGCAATCACCGCCAGCATGTTTCCCCGCCCAATCATGAAGTCTCCGCACTGAAAGCTAGGCAGGACGGTTACGATAGAGTGCTGCGGGACTTCGCGGCGAACATCATCCGGCTACTCGAACTCCAATTGCACACGACCCACATGCTCGCGGGCAAGCGGTTATTGGAATGTCCGATATGTATCCGGCAAGCTGAGGCCGACGAAGCGGCAAGAAAATCTCGGGAGGTGGCCAATGGCTGAGAAGTTCATACAAAGTGCCATCAAACATCCTGGGGCGTTGCATCGCGACACACACACGCCACTCGGCGAAAAAATACCGGCAGCCAAACTGACCGCTGCGGCGCACTCATCGAATCCGAAAGTCAGGAAACGCGCCGTGTTCGCGAGATTCCTAAAGGGGTTGCATCACGGGTAAGTTGGATGACTTGGCGAATCTGGCTGCTTTTCATCCTCGCAATGCCGGTCTCCGTCGCTCTCGGGGCATGGTGGATTTCCTTGGTAGGTGGTACGTGATCTGGGATCTTGGCATTCTTCTCGTTGTCGTATTCGTGGCGCTCCAGATTCTCGCGATTGGCTTGGGCTGGCTCAGATAAACTGTATCAGCATAGGAGAAAGAGAATGACTCAATTTGATGAACTTGCCAAGGCGGCCGTACAACCGAGTCAGTATCCACAGGGACAAGAAGCGACGGCGGTATATCAAGGCTTACCTAGGGAACCCCCGAACGCTCCCCGCGAAATGCACCTAACCGAGCGTGTCATGACGCATGAGCAGCGCATTGCCTTTTTGGAACAGCAAAACGCGGAGACACGAGGCGCGCTTGAGAAACTCGCCAAGCTCATAGTCGATCAGTTGGGTCTAGTGATTCGATAACTGCGTGTCGGGAAGCAATGAACATCGTTGAATGTCTCTGGAATCGGCTAGGCATCGTACGTCGTGATCGTGGTCTGAGCATTGCTTTTCGGAGGGTACTGCTCGATGAAACTGGACGCCCAAGTATGGATGCTGCTCTTGTGCTCGGTCATCTTCGTGCTTTCTGTGGCGCTGATGTATCGACTCTACGATTTGATCGCGCGGGTAAGGTCGATGCGCTCGCGACTGCGGCAGCCGCTGGGCGCCAAGAAGTCTGGCAGCAATTCTATTTCTACCTTAACGTGAACGAAGATGAGTTAGTCGAGATTGACCGGGTATTTCAGCGGGACCTAAGATCGCGGATGCAGCAGCCTCTCGATGCTTGATTTC